TTTCGATACCCTTTCAAGCTCTTTAAAATATTGCGGACCCGGAATTTCCCATCTTTCTGCTTTTTCGTATATACGCTGGACTCCTATCGGGCTTATTTTTCTTCCGTAGAATCCCCGTCTCTCCGGCCCGCTGAAATATGGTGGATCGACAACAGCCAGATCAAAATACTTATCAGGAAATTCTTTCATTCCCTCCATACAGTCCATGTTGTAAAATCCAAAATCTAACATATATACCCTTTCCCCGGCCGGAGGCGGCTCCTTTCGTTTGTTCTGGTTTAAACCCTTTTCAGTTTCCGCCTTGCACTGTTCAGGTACTTCGAAAACGCAGACTGTCCAATCCCAATCATCTGGCCACATTCCTCTTGGGTCTTCTCTGGATGCTGAAACCGAAGCAGTACCGCTTCCCGCTCTTTCTCCGTAAGATCTCTGTTTCGGATCAGATCATGCACTGTTTCCGACATTCCAAAATGATCTCTGGTATCTGCAATCGTGTCTCCCAGTGTCAATCCTTCTGCCCCACTGACCGGATCCCCAAAATACACGACTTTTTTTCGTCTGTTCCTCTTCCTCAGCTCCATCCGGATCTCATTCTCCATGACACTTACCGCATAAGTGCTGAAACAGAAGCCACGCTCCTCTTCAAAGCTCATTGCCGCCTTGACAAGCCCATACTCCGCTGCCGACAGGGCATCCTCCCACTCTATCCCAGCTTGCTTCACCCAGCGTTTCGCAACGTACCCCGCAAGCGGGACACTCTCTTCTACCAATCTAATCTCTTTTTCTGTCATCATTCACTCAGGAGAAACCGGTTATTATGCGCGCAACTCGTTCTCCTTTCTCTTGTTCTGGTTAATTATCGTCCTGCTCTGGATATCCTCTCCCAATCTTCTGCGTAGACTTCCACTGTGTTCCACTTATATCCGCACTCCAGGCATTTCCGTCTCCGGATGACTCTGTCTACTTTTTTCCGATATCTGCGATCTATAACTTCTGTCTGGAGTGACCCGCATCTCCGGCACTGATCCCCCTCGATCTGCATTTTTTGTCCCTCCTTTCTATTTCCTATGACGTTGTTCCACAGTCTTCCAACGCATACTCCTGTTTTCTTCTCTTGCAATCCTGTACCATACCTTTGAGAATCTCTACCTCCTCTTCATTCAGATAAATGTAATACTTTTCCAGCATTTTCAATACATGGAGCTTTCTTGCATACATTTCATCCTCTTCTTTCGTTGCGGTGTCCAGGATGCTTTCTGTTTTCTGTTCCCGAATCGACGCTTTCTCTTTTGTGTCCTGCCGCCCCGGATCCGGGTTCTCCCTGTCTTGCTGCTGCCGCTCTTCCTCTACTATCCTCTGAATCTCACTCGTTTTTTCGTCCGCTATGTCTGGAGTGTCTACTTCTTCTGATTCTTCCAGGTAGTCCTCCTCCCTCATCTGTCCTGGGATCTCGTCCTCTTCCTCGCACTCTTCTCTGTGCGTTTCCGCACTTTCCTGTGTTTTTTCTTCCGGCTCTTTCCTGCTGCCCCGGATTTCCATTGCGGTCATTCCCGGATCCACCTCTTCCAGCTTTTCCTCCGGGAGGTACAGCATCTCCTGTAGCTGGCTCTTGTTATACCCCTTATATTCTTCCGCCAGATATGGACTGTATCCTCCTTCGGAGAAACGCCGGTTAATCTCCATCCATCTGCTGGCGGTCGTCCTGGTGATCCCAAACTGGTCTTTCGCACAATCCCAGATTGTTTCATATCCATCCTCTTGATATCCTTCTGTCTCTTTGATCCTCCGCAGGAAATATCCTACCTTGACGAAGGAGTTCCGGATATTTCCCAGCTCATCCCGTATGATCTCTTTCGCGTCCTCATAATTCGTTTCCTGATACCATTGCCGCGCTCCCGCCGCTTGGATGCTGTTTCCATTCAGCATCTCTATTACGTCAAATCCTGCCATGCCATCCACCTCTCCTTCTCATCGGTTTCCCGTGTAGTTTCCTCCAATTATTCGTTTCCTCTCTTTCGATCTTCGCAAATTTTTCCGCAAGCTTTTTCGCAACAGCTTCTATCGCCTGCTCCCAAACCCTGTGAAACTGATCCCATGAGTCCGTAGCCTCTTGTGCTGTTTTCCCTATTTCTGAAAGCGCATCATTGAATGACTCTATCTCCTCCACCAGCTCTTGTTCCTGATCTGGTTTCCCCTCACTCTCATCGGGAACCCTTTCACACGCGCTTTCCTCTTCCTGCTTCTTTGTCATCTCTTTTCTCCTCGGTTTCCGGATCCATTCCAGAATTCTTCTACAAATTTCCACCTTCTCTTCCTTCCCTCATCTCCAAAACAGTCTTTGGCGCTGTTACATACTGTTCCAGTGCACGGATCGCCTCGTTCCCACCATAACAGACCAACGCCTGATAGCCCTGGATCGTCAATTTCTCCAGCCAGTCTTTCTGGTTATTACTTGGCCGGTTCTCCCCGACTTTTAGTTCAATGTACAGTCCGGCGTATCCGGCGCGGGGAACCGGGAGCACCAAATCCGGCACCCCTGCCCTCACTCCCATCCGTTTCAATTTGGACGCCTCGGCTTTGTTCCTGCTGCCCCCATTGGGCACATGGTAGAGCAATTCCAGGTCCGGGTAAGCATTGCTCATCAGTTTGGCCCAGCATACCACCTTCTCCTGCTCCGCATCTTCCGATCCGGTGAGCTGGATCCGGCCATCCGGTGTCTTTCGTTCCTTGACTCTGTAATTTCTCACTTCTTTCTCCTCCACTCCTTTATCATCTCTATGGCTTTGTTCCACTCTCTGGAAAATCTTTCCTTGTCTTCCAGTGTCATGGTTTCCGCTGCCGTTCTCTGATATGTCGTAATATGCTCTTTATTCAGGAAATCCCGGAAGGACCTACTGCTCCCAATCTCCCATTTTTCTTTTACAATTCGATATGACTCTTCCGCGTCATGCTCCCACGCAATTTCTGTGACCTCTTCCAGATGTTTCCGCAAGGTTTTTCTTGTGATTCTTGGCGCTTTTTCCACGGTCGGTCCTCCTTTCTGTGATCTCCACTTCTCCGGTCTCCAGATTCAGGATATAAGATTCTTCCCTCTGCCGTTCCCGGTCTGCCTTGTTGTCCGGCAGTTGTACCAGCGTGTAGGAAAAATACAAATACCCTGTTATCTCGTGCCAAGCCTCCCGGATGCTCTCCTTATCCACGTACCATCCGGCCGGAACCTCAATTTTATGGCTATAGGCGTTCCGTCCCCGGATCTTCTTTTTCTCCGGTTCTG